TGTATGGCGCGGGCCTGCGTGCTGCCGAGGCTCTAAGCCTACCGGCGGCAGTGGATGTAGATGCGGACGCGATACGTGTCATGGGCAAAGGTAGGCGCGAACGCATAGTGCCGTTGCTGCCAGTTGTGGCGCAGGCTGTGAACACCTACCGGCGGCTACGCTCGCCCGAGAAATTGCTTTTTGAAGGCTTCTCCGACCGAGACTTGCGCCGTCTTATGCAACGACTTCGCGAGGCTCTAGGGCTTCCTTCAACTGCTTCGCCCCATAGCCTTCGGCACAGTTTCGCTACCCATATTTACCAAAACGGCGGCGATATCCGAGTCTTGGCAGACCTACTAGGCCATGCTAGTGTCAGCACAACGGCGATCTACATGGCAACCGACGAGGCGACCTTGCTTGCCGTGGTGCAGCGATGCGCGCCTGAGCGATATGGGAAAGCTGCGGCTGAGAAGGCCGCTTAGAGAAAGGACTTAGATGAATGGCCAAAGGTTCCAGCAAAGGCAAGAACGCTGCCAAGTGCAAGGCTTACAAGACAGAAGGCAGGCGTGAGCGCAACAAGCTCCGCAAGCTCTTGAAGCATAGCCGGAAGCACAGCCAGGACAAAGTAGCGCTTGCTTCGATTGCCAATCTGCGTAAGATCGTCCCGGCTTCAACTCAAAAGCAGGACGGAACGCATGGCTAGCCAATGGGTCGCAACCAATGGGGTGCAAAAAGTTACGGCCCCCAGCCGACCCTTGGCTATAATTGCCGCACTCGCCAAAGCTAGCACCAACCCAAACTACCGTTGGCCACACGCTGAGCGTGATGGTTGGCGGGTGGAGCAGACCACTTGAACGGCTTCACCAACCAAATGCGCCTACTCGTAACCGGCGGGCGAAATTTCGATGAAGCGGCCCTAGTCTATGACGTTCTGAGCCAATTGCACCGCCACTACGCCATTGGCGTAATCATTCATGGGGGCGCCAGGGGTGCGGACAGCCATGCAGGTCAATGGGCTTGCCTGCATAGCGTCCACCAAGTCATCTTCCTGCCTGACTGGAAGCGCCATGGGCTCCTGGCGGGGCATGACCGGAACACGAGGATGCTAACGGAGGGCAGCCCAGATGCCTGCGTCGTTTTTCCAGGCGCCAGAGGCACAAATGATATGGCGAAGAAAGCCAAGACTTACGGGCTCCCTGTTTGGAAGCCTTTTTCGCCTAAGAATAAGCCGCCCTTTGAGGGCTTCACTCTCTGCACGAGGCATGTGATCCGATATGCTACCTAGCCACTATATCAAAATACACAACCACGGTTTCGTTGGCCTCGTGGACCACATGGGCAGCGACGCTGCCATTGTGGAAGCGGCACGAGTGTCCTATCAAACTGGCACCAAGGCAACGCGAACTGACCGGGCGCTTATCCGCTATCTTATGCGCCATAAGCATACCAGCCCGTTGGAAATGTGCGAAGTCAAGTTGCACATCCGCGCTCCGATCTTCGTGCTGCGCCAATTAATGCGCCATCGCACGGCGGCGATTAATGAAGAATCTGGCCGTTACAGCGAAATCCGCGAGATGTTTTTCTCCCCTGAATTGGGCGACCTAGCGCCGCAGTCGCTAGACAACAAGCAGGGACGAGAAGGCGAGTTTTCGCCGCACAAGCAAAAGACTATTCGCAATGTCATTGAGGCAAATAACGAATATTCGTTCGCGTCTTACAAGGCACTGCTTGGCGAAGATTTGGCGCGGGAGCTTGCTCGCATCACCTTGCCCTTGACGGCATACTCTTCGCTTTACTGGAAGATCGACCTTCATAACCTTTTGCACTTCCTGACGCTCAGGACGGACAGCCACGCGCAAAAGGAGATTAGGGACTACGCGGATGCTATTCTCAATATCATCCGGCCCTTGTTCCCTTATGCCGTAGAGGCGTGGGAGGACTACCAGCAACAAGCCAAGACGCTTTCACGCATGGACCTAGACTTACTTGCGGCCCTTATCCGGCGGTCAAATATCAAGACTCAGTGGGTTGCCATGGTTGAAGAAGCGAGAGGCGAAAAAGCCTTGGCGGAGAAGTTCGGTATGAGCGGGCGGGAGTTGCGGGACTTTGTTCTTTCGTTCGATCTGCCGGATTTCTAATAACCCCCAGCCATCTTAACGACGCCAGAACCTACCCGGCGCCGAATGATTGGCAACAGGTTCATGACAGCATAGCCAAGGGCGTCAGGCAAGTGAGTGTATTTGCCTTGTGCGACCTTGGCGACGTTGCCGTTATCATCAAAGCCAAGGCTCTCCAAAGACGTAATCAGTTCCTTGCAGCGCGGATGGACAAACAGCCGGGGCTTACCGGCGGCTGATAGAAAGGCGCCGTTCACGATATTGATACGGTCACTGACAAGAGGGTTCTTGCGCGGCATAACAAGTTTGAAACCCATGCCTCGCAGGACGCTATGGTTCGTATTGCCGCCCGCAGAGGTATGCTGCTGATTACCTGAGGCGTCAGGGTAGATTGTAATATTCCTGCCTTTGAAGCGTTCCGAAAGAATGTCCGCATAGCGTTGGATGGTGGCGTTCGGCAATAATATTTCGTCAATAGCGCAGAAGCACTCTTCGCCTTCTTCATTCAGGAACTTAACCATAACGATGCCCGACATCGGAAAGCGGTTGAAGTCCAAGCCAAGATGAAGGTTACACCGTTTGTCATCATCAATATGGGAGATGACATGCGTGCTGCGTTGAAAAGGCTGGTAGACCTTGCCGGTAGGCGACTCGAACGACGCCTCAAACTCGGTCCTGAACTCATAGGGGTTCATGCTTTGCCGGGCTTCTTCAATTTCTGAAGCAGGCACAATTCCGGCATCTACAGTCTTAATGGTATAACTAAACCAGTTTTTCTTGCCGGGGTCTAATCCGTCGCAGTAGGCTTCGTAGAACCACTTGCTACCGGCGCTGACTTTAGGGGTGCCAAGGAACAAAGCGTCCCCTTGTTGGTCAGCCAAGGCAGGGCGAACAATTTTAGTCCACATCACTTCAGTGATGTCGGCGGCTTCGTCAAAAATAGCAAAAGAAATCGAAAGACCTCGCAGGCGGTCAGGCACTTCGGCGCCAAAGAGGCGAATCATGGTGCCTGTATTCTTCAAGACAATCGACATATCGCTGCGATTGATTTCAGAGATCATCTCCGGCGGGATGCTATCCATCAACTCGCGCCACATGATCTGCTTGGCCATCTTCAAAGTAGGCGCGATATAAACCACAAGCCCTTTTGAAACCGCATTGGCGGCGCGGTATAACTCGTGCTTGCTAAGGAACGACTTGCCACTTCGCCGTCCTGCCACCACTACGCGATAACGGCATGGATGGAGGTAGACATGCGCCTGCCAGGGCATGAGGCCTAGGTTGCTAGTCGCCCGATCCGCTAAGACGGGATTGGGCTCCCACGTCAGTTTGTTAATCGCGTTCATTCGTCGCCTTCAGATACATCCTCGGAATCAAGCACGGCACGCTTCTTCACGATCATCGGCATGATTTCTTCCTTGGGCTTCATGAGACGGCGCAAGTCATGGACGTTGCGTTCTTCCTCGTTGGCCTTGGAGACGGCGGTGACAAGCTGGCCAATCGACTTGGTAAGGCGGTTGAGTTCCACACGGACACTAGCCGGATTTTCGCGAGTCTGTGCTTCCCCCTCCAAATGCTCAATTTCAGTCTCAAGCAGATTGGAAATGCGGTCGATAATGCTATCAAGGCGCTTTGACCGCTTGCGCGTCGTGGTCAAACGCTCCGCAATCTGTGCGGCTGAGGACAAAATCACTTCATCTTCACGGGCTTTGTTGCCTCGCAGAAGGGATAGCGCCTCTGGCGAGGGCCTGCCGGTTTCATCCATCCCCATGACCATCATGGCGCGGGCAGCGTCGGCTACGCGAGGCTCTAAATTGCGCGTCCAATTGTAACGCCGAATACGATTAGAGATGGCTTGTGACGTGACGCCTTTGGCTTCAGGCAGGCGGGCCAAATCGCTTAAAGCCCAGCCAATCCTATAATAATGCTCAATAACATCCCAATTTGCACCAGACTTCCACTTGCGCGCCTTTTGCTTGCGCGGCACCTTCATATCGGGGCGAATAGGCGTCACTTTCTCGGCCTTGTCGCTTGACATGATTAGATTCTTCCTAAAAAACGTTACTAACGTTGTTTATCCACTCGCTCCCATGTTAAAGTCAAGGCTGCATTGACTTCTTGCCCGCCAAAGCGTTACCCCTGCAACCTTATATTGCTTTTCAGGATTTGCATCATGGCCGTCACTGACCTTGCACCGGAATACAGCGCCAACCAAGATGACTGGCAGATGATCCGGGATGTGCTGAAGGGCGCCAAGGCTATCCGAGAAGGTGGCCAGAAGTATCTACCTCAGCTTTCAGGCATGAGTTATGGGGAGTATGAAGCGTATAAGAAGCGGGCGCAGTTCTTCAACGCTTCTGCCCGCACGTTAAA